CGCGTCCTGCGGGCTGTTGGCGGGCGTGGGGCGGGCCTATGCCGGCGCGTCCTCCAGCACGTAGGGCCGGAACGCGCAGACGGGGCGGGCGGCCCAGGTGTTGATAGCGTCGGCCATGCTGGCCTGCAGGGGCGCAATCTCGTTCCGCGCGAACACCTTTGCGGCCTTCTCCACGTCGCCGAAGCCGCCCACGTTGTTGGGCAGCATGCCCATGAGCTGCGGCGGCACCCGGTGCGCGGCCAGCACGTCATCCCGGCTGGCGTTCTTGATGTTCAGGAAATCATCCTTCGCGGCTACCTCGCTGATCGGGATCAGCTGGATGCCTTCCTTCTTTCCGTTGGGCGCGTAGTAGAAAAGATTGCGGAAGTTGCCCGTGCCCTTGGACTTCGTCAGCTGCTCGCGCATCTTGTCGATGTCGCCCTGCGACTGCGCCGCATCCGTCACGTAGAGAATGAACCCGGCGTGGCTGCCGTTGTTGTAGTAGCGCCGGCGGAACAGCGTCGCCGACTCATTGAGCATCGCCGACTGCAGCGCACCCAGGTACGGCGGCACGCCGTAGATCTCCTGGTGCAAGTCCTGCTCGCGCAGCTGGAACACGTCATGGCGGGCGAACTCATGCGGGCTTTGCAGATCCGTCACGAAGAAAAAACGGCCCGGCTCGATGCCTCGCCGCACGTACTTGCCCAGCGCGTGCTGCAGCGTCAGCAGCTCGCCCAGCCGGTTGCGGCGCCGCTCCAGGTAGCCGTTGCCCAGCACGAGGAAGTCCAGCGCGAAAGCGCGGAAGGTCTCGGCGCTGAGCGCCTGCGACGGGATGAACGTGCTGGTCAGCACGTTGACCTTGAAGCGCAGCGCCGACTCGTGGTGCGCGCCCACGCGCAGCAGCCGCGCCAGCGCCGCCAGGCTGATGGGCGGCTCGTACCAGTCGCCCGCCTGCATGCACTCCGCGTACTCCAGCAGCGCCGACCGGCCGCCGATCACCGGCTCGGGCTCGCCCAGCTCGAAGCTGAAAGCCTGGGACTGCGCCCCTGCCGGCGCGGCATGCGCAACGGGCGCGGGCGATGGGGTGGGCGCAGCGGTAGGCGCCTGGGCCGCGGCGCGGCGTGTGCGTTTGGTCATGGTCAGTCGGAAACGTCGATGAAGGATGTGCCCTGCACGCTGGCCAGGCCGGTGCCGGTCTCGATGGGTTCGTGGCTGAGCGCATTCATGCACGCCCAGGCCAGGTCAGAGTGGCCGGTCTCGGTGCTGCGCCCGGCCGCATAGGTCACGCTGCGCCCGCTCGCCGTCAGCTCGCGCTTGATCGCCATGAAACTTGCCGCCAGCTCCCGGTTGCCGGCATCGAACTCCAGCCGTCCGGATTTGATGACCTGTTGCGCCTTGAGCACCAGCATGGTCTTGGTGTCCACGCTGTAGTTGATGCCGCGCGCCGCCGGATAGAACTGCTGCACCAGCTGGTACACGCCCTGGCCGATGCCCGTGGTGTCCAGCGTCATGCCCGCCACGTTGTAGCGCTCGCAGACGGCCTTGATCGCACGGGCCTGGGCCTCGAAGTCCATGCCCTTGAACTGCTCGGTGTGCAGCACGCGCAGCGGCCCGCCGGGCTTGGCCGGCGGCGCCAGCACCACCAGGCCGGCGCTGTCGCCCGTGTGGCTCGGGTCGTAGCCCACCCACACCGGCGCCCAGCCCAGAGGCCGCTGGCTGAAAGGCTTGAAGTCCTTCCACAGCTCCCAGCTGTCCACCATGCACGCCTGCAGCATGGCCAGCGGGAACACCGAGAACGAGTCGTCCACGAAGCCGCACATCAGCAGGTTGGCGAACTCCGCGTCGGAGTACTCCAGCCGCAGCTCGTCCAGGTCGAACAGATCGCAGCCGCCGGCCAGCGCATCCATGATCGTGACGATGTGCCGCCACACGCGGTCCTCGCCCGTGAAGCCGCCGGCCAGCCGCGCGTGGCTCAGGTCCACCTCGATCTTGTCCTTCTTCTTGACGCGCGCGCCGCTCCAGAAGGCATAAGCCGCGTGCTGGATGCTGCTGGGCGTGCTGAAGTAGGTTTTGCGCCATTTCTTGTGCATGGCCATGCCGCTGGCCACTTTGTTCAGGCGCTCGAAATCCTGCGTCCAAAAGAACTCGTCAAAGTAGAAATTGCCGTGGTAGCCCTGCGCCGTGCGCGCGTTGCTGCCCAGGAAATACAACGTCGCGCCGTTGGCCAGCACGATGGGGTCGCCTTTCAGCTCAACGCCTGTCACCTCGTGCACGAACGCCGCGATGTACTGCTTAAAGATGTGCGCCTGCGCCTTGCTCGCGGATAGAAAAATCTGATTGCGCCCGGTCTCCAGCGCGTCGATCAGCGCCTCGCGGGCGAAGTACCACGTGGCGCCAATCTGCCGGCTCTTGAGGATCGCGCGCGTGCGCTGCTGGCTGCCCTGCCACCACTGCAGCTGATACGCAAACAGCGAGTCCAGGAAGGCGCTTTTCAGCTGCTCAATCTGCTCTTCCGACAGGAAGTTCTTCGCGCGCCGCTTCTTCGGCCCGGCGTTGCGCGCCTCGATGGCCGGGTTCAGGTCCGCCTCGCGCCCTGACTGCTGGTATCTACCGATACGCGCCAGGCGCTCCAATTGGCGCCCCAGCAGATCGATTTCCTTGAAGTCGCCGCCGGTCTTCTGATCCTTGGCGACCAGCGCAACCATGCGCGATTCCAGCGCGCACTCCACGCGCTGCGCCGCCGGCGTGTCTGCCCACTTTTCCGCCTTGCACCAGCCATGCAGAGTGCCGCGTGGCACGCCCAGGTGCTCGGCGATGTGCGAGAGCTTCCAGCCCATCCAGAAGAGCGCCCGAGCTTCGCGGCGCACCCCGGCGCCGCCATCCAGCGGGCTCGTGTCGCCGGCTGGCTGCGCGTTCTCAACAACGCATCTCGCGCGCTGGGTGAACGCCTTTTGCGCTGCGCTGCCCGTGTTGCGCACCACGCTCACGCTGCGCGTGCGCCTCGCTGCGGGCAGGGGTTTGGCGGTGGCTTTGGCTGTCATGCCTTGCCAGTGTGGTCCGCGCGCGCGCGGAAAGCAGCAACGGAAAAATGTGCTGTACGCAGCCACAACGCGCACAAATTGCGGCAATCGGTTGCTGTGCGCAACATAGCAGCAGATCAACCACCGCACCGAAGCCGCACCATGCCGACCAAATTTTTCCGCGTAGCTACCGAAGGCGCCACCACCGATGGCCGCGAAATCCAGCGCGCCTGGATCGAGCAGATGGCCAAGAACTACAAGCCCGCCACCTACGGGGCGCGCGTGTGGCTGGAGCACTACCGCGGCGTCACGGCCGATAGCGCCTTCGCCGCGCTGGGCGACGTGCTCGCCCTCGAAGCGCGCCAGGTCGAGGACGGCAAGCTGGCCCTGTTCGCACAGATCGAAGCCCTGCCCGGCCTGGTCGCCATGAACAAGGCCCGCCAGAAGATCTACACCAGCATCGAGGTGGACCCCAATTTCGCCAAGACCGGCGAGGCCTACATGACGGGCCTGGCCGTCACCGACAGCCCGGCAAGCCTGGGTACCGAAGTGCTCAAGTTCGCCGCCGGCAACCCCGAAGCCAGCCCCTTCAAGGGCAAGAAGCACACCGAGGGCGCGCTGTTTTCTGCAGCCGTCGAGACCGACCTGGGCCTGGAAGGCGAAGCCGAAGGCATCGCATCCGCCCTGGTGAACAAATTCAGCGAGCTACTGAACAACTTGCGCGGCATCGCCACGCCCACGCACAAGCCAGAAACCACCGAGACCTTTGCTGTCAAGACGCTGGAAGTGCTGGGCGCGGCTGATGCCGCCATTCAACGCCAGGCCACCGAGCTGGCCACTGCAACCGCCGCGCACACCGCGCTGGCCGGCCAGTTCGCAAAGCTGCAAACCGACTTCAAGGCCCTGCAGGAAAAGCTGAGCCAGCAGGACGGCAGCGGCACCAAGCGGCCCGACGCCACGGGCAACGAAGGCGCCCTCAAAGCCGATTGCTGATCGCAGCGCCGCCGCCAGCTCATCACCACCCAATCCCGCCCACCGAGGACCGAAACCATGAAGAACGCAACCCGCGCGCTGTTCAACGCCTATCTGCAGGACCAAGCCACGCTCAACGGCGTGCCGTCCGCAGCGCAGCAATTCGCCATCGCCCCCTCTGTCCAGCAAAAGCTGGAAAACCGCATTCAGGAATCCAGCGCATTCCTGAAAAGCATCAACATCGCCCCCGTCGATGAAATGCAGGGCCAGAAGCTGGGCCTGGGCACCACCGGGCCGATTGCCAGCCGCACCGACACCACAACGAAGGACCGCGCCACCGTGGACGCGCACAGCCTGGAAGGCCAGGGCTACCAGTGCTCGCAGACCAACTACGACACCCATGTGCGCTACGCAACGCTGGACATGTGGGCCAAGTTCCCCGACTTCCAGCTGCGCCTGGCGCGCGCCATCCAGCAGCAGTGCGCGCTGGACCGCATCATGATTGGCTTCAACGGCGAGAGCATCGCCCTCGACACCAACCGCATCACCCACCCGCTGCTGCAGGATGTGAACAAGGGCTGGCTGCAGTACCTGCGCGAGAACGCCGCCGCGCGCGTCATGGCCAGCGGCAAGGCCCCCGACAAGGTGCAGGTCAAGGCAGACGGCACCGGCGACTACAAGACGCTGGACGGCCTGGTCTACGACGCCACCCATGGCCTGCTGGACCCCTGGTACGCGAAGGCCGGCGACCTCGTGGCCATCGTCGGCCGCAACCTGCTGCACGACAAGCTCTTTCCGCTGGTCGATGGCCAGACCGCGCCCACCGAGATGCTGGCCGCCGACATCGTGCGTAGCCAGGCCCGCCTGGGCGGCCTGCAGGCCCTCACCGTGCCCTACGTGCCCGACAACGCGGTGCTGATCACCAGCCTCAAGAACCTGTCCATCTACTACCAGGACGGCAAGCGCCGCCGCGCAGTGATCGACAACCCCAAGCGCGACCGTATCGAGACCTACGAGTCCAGCAACGACGCATTCGTGATCGAGGACCTGGGCAAGGCTTGCCTGGTCGAGAACATCGAACTCGCCTGACGCCGGCCGCGCGCCGGCAGCAAATAGCGGCTCTAAAAAAAGGGGCCGCTATTTGCAGGCCGCGCGCCGCCGCCCACCACCGCAACACGAAAGAGCACCGGCCATGCGCCTGACACCTGCCCAACGGCACCGCATGCACCACCTGGCCCTGCAGCAGGCGGCGCTGGCCGAGTCCGCAAACGCCCACGGCCACACGGTGGGCACCGCCTACGAGCTGCAGCTCGCCCAGCTGCACCAGCACCGCCTGCGCCTGAAAGACCTGCAAAGCGTTGAGCGCAAGGTCGAAGCCAAGCGCGCCATGCTGCCCGAGTACGACGCCTACCTGGACGGCGTGCTCGCGGCCCGCCCAGGCACCCAGGACGATGTGCTGGCCACCGTGTTGGTATGGCACATCGACGCCGGAAACCACCCCCGCGCCCTGCAGCTGGCCGAGTACGCCCTGGCCAGCGGCATGAGCCCGCCCGACCGCTACAACCGTGACCTGCCCACCATCGTGCAGGACGAAGTGGCCGAGGCCATCCTGGCCGGCCGCCTGGCAGGCGCCAACGCCGTGGCCGTCGCGGCCCATGCCATGCATCTGACCGAGGCCGCCGACACCCCGGACCAGGCCCGCGCCAAGCTGTACAAGGCCGCCGGCTGGGCGCTGCTGGGCAAGACCGGCAGCCACGACGTGGACATGAAAGGCGGCCTTGCCCCTGCTGCAGCGCGCCCTGCAGCTGGACGCCCGCACCGGCGTGAAAAAGGACATAGAGCGGCTGGAGCGCCGTCTGGCCAAGCTGGACTAACCGCCCCACCCGCTGCAACCCGAGCGCACCCCGCGCCGTGGCGGCCCCAGGGCAGCAGACCGCACACCGTGCGCGCGCCTGCCAAGCCCTGGGCCACCGCCACACCCGCCACCGCCACCAGCCCACGCCCATGTCGTTCCTCGCAACCGCCAACCCACCCGACGCCGGCATTGAGCCGGCGGTGGTCAATGACGGCTTCTGGCCGGACATCGACCCCGCCCAGCTGCGCAAAGACCTGCGGCTGGACGGCACCGCCACGCCCGAGCGACTGCACCTGGCCATTGAGGCCGCCATGTGGGCTGTCAATGCCGAGCTGGCCGAGTGGCAGGCCCAGCAGCGCGCGGCCGGCCACGCGCAGCTGGCAGACGTGCCGGCGCCGCAGCTCGCCGGCCAGAGCGTCAAGGTCCGCCAGTACCGCCGCGCCATCTACAGCCACGTGCAGGCCCAGCTGGCCGAGGCCTACCGCGACATGGACACGCTGCCGCAGGGCGCGGGCAAAGAGCAGCGCGTGCAGTCCGCGCTGGAAATCCGCATCGACGGCTTCAACCAACAGCTGCGCTGGGCCATCGCGGACTTGGCTGGCAAATCGCGCGTG